GGCTCTACCCGCTGGTAGTGCTGTAGTTGGTTCTGTACCCGCTGGATAATATCCAGTTTCTGGAGTAGCCATATCTGGCGTAAATGTAGATACTTCCTTACCTACTCTACCTAATTTTTCTGCATAAAGGGCGTCAAGAGCTTTTTCTTGCTCCAAATCTTTACGCATCTTGTCGCGCTGCATTTGACGCATTTCTTCTTCACCAAGACGCTCATACGTTTTAAAGCCGGTGTCTACTGCTGCGCCAAGGGCAGCTCCCCAATTAATAGCCATTATTGTACTTTCGAGTAGTCAACTAACAAATAACCGTCTTCACCCATGACAGCCGCTTCAGGAACTTCTTGAGCCATAACACCAATATATCTGCCATAGCCGTGTTTATCTTTGTACTCAGTCTTGTACTCAAAGCTGTACATATTTGTACCCGCTGGAGTTTGACCTTCGTACTTAATGTTTTCTTTAACTCGAACATCAGAAGCTGCCAAAGCTGGCGTAGCGTAAGCTTTAATACCAGCGGCACCAAGAGCTCCGATAGCAGAACCGAATCCTGCTGAAGCACCTGCATTAGCCTGTTGTTGTGCGCTGTATGCATTAACGTCAGCGTTGTATTTCTGAACACCTAACGAACCTACTTGCCCCCAACCTTGCATTGCGCCTGTATTAGCCTGGCCCATAGAAGAACCTAGTGCGCCGTAGTTACCAATAGTGGTTTGTCCTGCGCCTAGAGCTTGTTGTCCTGCTGTAAGGGCTAAACCTGTAGACGAAGCCTGGTTACCAAACTGACCCTGTGCAAGGCCTGCAGCGTCCATACGCTTAGCCCAACCTAACTGAGTTGCAGCATCACGAGCCTTAGTAGCTGCCGCAGCTGAAGTAGCTGCTTCCATAATTCCTGCNGTTCTAGCTTGACCTTGGAACTTACCTGAAGTTGGGTCAATACCATAAGCCTTCATTTGACGAGCGTTTTGCTCAGCCTGCATACCAAACTGTGACTTAACATCACCCATGGCCAAAGCGGCTTGTTTTTGCTGGTCTGCTGCCCCGCCCGCATCAAGGGCTTCAGCATATAGTTTTTCACGTAGTGGAGTACCTTGTTCTTGGTACTCTTTCATAGCAATATCAGACGCAGCTATTTGTTTTAACTGCATTTCTTTATCTAAGGCAAACTGTTCATCTGCACGAACTTCTTGTTTTAGCGTAGCTTCTTTCATGGCAGGCCATACTTCGGTCTTCCATTGAGTTAGGTATTCTTCTGAAATTTCAGCTAGTTTTTGCTGAGCTAAGCCAATATTAGGGTCGGCTGCAGGAGCGCCTCCGCCTCCGCCTTTACCACCTTCTAAGGTAGCAGGACGATTACTTCCAAGCTTCTTTTCAAAAGCTCGTTCAGGTAACATGTCAAAGTGGGCGTTTAATCTCATTTGCTAACTCCAGCCATCGGCATTCTTCTTTAAGCATTCCATACAAAATCATATCGGTACCATCATCAGCACCTTTACGGATTATTCCTTCTTGCACAAAGCCTAGATTCTCGTCAAAGCGCCTAGCCTCTATGTTATCAACTCTTACCAATCCTGTCACGCGATTACAGCCTAACTGTATGAATGGATAAGCAAAAACTCTAAATAAAAAATCTCTAGTTAACCACCTACTACCTGGTTCTGCTGCCACATGCATACATATAGATGGCCCATTATAAAGGTTATATACCACACCGGCTATGATTTTTCCATCTTTATATTGTCCAATCCCTATGGCTGAGCCAAAATCTTTCTCTTCGACCCGTTCGCCGACAAACTTAATTACTTCTTTATCACGTCCGTAAAGGGTTTGTATCATTGTCCTGAGTAATTCAGCTTAGCAATAATTTCGTTTATCTTAGTAATAATCTCTGCGTTTGTAGCTGCTGGCGGTAGCTGGTTAATCTGGGCTGTACCATTACGCACGCCAGTCATAATCTCCAGGGTTTCACGCATAGCCGCAAAAGCCAGATTAGTAGTCTTATCAGTCGTGTGGACTACAGGAATAGATGGCTTACGAATTGTCATGAAACATTCCTTAATTCGCCCACGTTAGTAGACATCGCAAACAACTGAACTGGAATATTGCCAGAAATACGAACTTCAAACTCGTAATACTTCTTGTCACCAGGCAATCTGACTACGTCATAGTTAGACACACCACCAGCAAAAACAAGCTCACCATCACCATACACAAATACGTTCACACTCTTAGTAGCAGCAATGGGTGGAATTGGTTGTAAGATACTACCGTTTAGAACAAACTGATTTACTAAGTTAGCATTAACTGTACTTTGTAACTGCCCGCCAGAACTTGTAAATAAAGCTTGGTTCTGCGCAGTAATTTGAGCAACTAAGGCATTGTACGCAGCTGTGTCACCAATTTCATTGAAGTCAGCCTTAATCTTCAAAGCTCCAAAACTCATCGGGTTTGGTAGGATAAACCGCTTGGACAACCACTCGTAGAAGGTGTCGTTAACAATGTCAGAATCAAGCTGGTAAATGGCGTTATCGACGTTAGAAACCGCAAACAACTCACTGTTGCTACGGTCAATAAACACAGCGTTAGCTGGGAAGTCTAAGGTAAACAACGGTGGTATATCACCACGAGAAATAACGATTGCACCAATCGCACCGCCAACTTGAGTAAAGCCGATATATAAGTTATTCCAAATAGCACCAAGCATTGAAGCTGGGTTTAGTTCCTGCCAGTTGTCACGTGTGTATAGAGGTGTAGTTACGATGTCTTGCTGACCTGTACCAATAGAAACCAAGCCGTTAGGTGATGCATACAAGACACCATACTGGTCTGAAGCAATTGAACGCTTAGACACACATGGTTGATTTAATGGAAGTTTTACCTGGGACATAGACTGAGGGTTTGTACCAGTAAGAATGTATGGTCTATTTTTAGTTAAAACAACTAATGAGGTATCGTAAACACCTAAGCCTACAATCTCAGAATCTACTGTAACCATGTACTGAGAAGGCCATGCATGTGGTAAAAACGGCTCTGCAAACCATACTTCATTTGAACGGAATCCTGCAACCATACCGTTAGCCATAGATACTAAACCGATTAAGTCGCTTGGAGGTGGTTCGTAGTACAAAGTTTGAATAGTTTCACCAAGCTCTGTAACAAGTTTGTTATCAACGTAACTAGTTGTAGCCACTGGGATTTCTGCTACAAATGCAAAAGTAACTGAGTTTGCACCCGCAATAGTTCTATAGATACGACGGTGTGTAATGTTGTAATTTGTTGTTGGAGCTGCTGAAAAACCTGAAACTGTAACTGTAGCACCAGAAACGCTAACTGTAACGTTAGCTGCTGGACTTGGACCTGATTCTTCTAAAACACTACCAAACGTAGAAACGTATGTATAAACATAGGCTCTATCTTCAGTAGGGTTAGTTGTGCTAGAAGCTACTAATGTAGGTGCGGCAACAGGGTTTGGAACCCCCATATTAAGGTATGCGTCTGGAAATGGTGCTGAACCTGTGCCGTTTGTTGTAGCTAGCACCCAGTTGGTTTTCTTAGGTACGCCGTCACCTGTGTAGTAGATACGAGATTCTGATAAATCAGCTACAGGACCTTGGATTACGTCAACGTCAGTACCCCACTCAAGCCATCTGTATGCGCCAGTAATGTTGTTGTACAACTTGTAAATACTGCGAATACCTGGAACAGTGCCTTGAAATACTTTGGTTTTCTCTTTCCAAGAACGTAATTCCTGAGATGTAATTCTAATGTTTTTGGCTAATTGAGCCTGATTGCCTTCGAGTTGGGTAGGCCCTGTTCTAGGAACAATGCCTGAAAACTTGTCAATTTTAATAGTTGGCATAGCCTACCCTTTTATTATTTACTCTGCTTGTGCAATTGCAGCTGCAATATCATCATCTGCAACTACTTCAACTGCCTTTTTACGGGTAGCTTTAATCTTAGCAGGGGCTGGTTCGGCCGCTTCAACAGGAGCTTCTTCCAATGCTTTTAACATCGCTTCACCCTCAGGGGTAATAAAGAAAACACCTTCTTCGTTAATTTTACCAACAAACACAGCGTTTGCGCGTTCGCCAGCAATATAATTTCCACCAACTTTTGATGCACTAAGTTTGTCTACTAAGTCTTGTTTTGTGTAAGCCATGTGTTACTCCTTTTGTGGTTGAGATAATTCTCTGATACTGTTTACTTGAGCTGCAGCTTCCCGGTACTTTCCGTGGTTTTCAATGATTGCGGAGAGGACTTCAGTAAGGTTAACGGTGGAAGCGGCTGTGTCAAAGTCGGAGGAATGTGTGTCATCACCTGTGGCACTGGCGTTGAACAGGCGGACAAAACTATTAGGCACAACACAGCTACCGCCATTAACCACGGGCTGTAGAGATACTGAAGAACTCCTTTGTGCTTGGTAATCGGTTGTTCGATTTCTTTCGGTTCTGGTTTTGGCAAAGAAGCTTGCGGCTTGCTTTTCGGCTCGGCTTTTTTCCTCGGCGAAGGTTTTTTGGTAACTGGCTTCTTGCTTGGCGATTTTGGCTTCGTAGTGGTTTTGTTGGTAGGTGTAGGCAAGATAAACTCCTGTTATAAACGAAAAAAATACTGCCCCTGCAGTAATAATTAAATTCCTAAACATTGTTTATACTCCTGCTCACGTCTTTTGACAAGCCCTGGTAGAACTTTATTACCGGCGTACACCCATTTTCTTAGTTCTGCACACGCTTCAGTGTAATTTTGCTCATTAAGCTTTTTTACCATAGTAGAACGACAAAACGCT